ATGTTTGGATTGAGGTGTACAGTATTGTAAACACTTTCATTAAGGTTATGGTAATGGCAATACTTAGACATCCAAGATAACTTAGACTTCTCAGTGATACCAGTAGCCTCCTCAATGATAGGTGCCCACGTCTTTTGTACTTCAGCCTCATTAATTAAATGATTTGAATACATTTTGTTTTTTGTTTTTTTGTTTGTTTTATTAATCAATCTGTAGCTCTTTGCTTCTTAGCTATTAGATTTGTTATTTATATATTATAGTTCTTTAGTTTTATCTACCGATATTGAACTTAACCTTACTGATTAGATCAGCAGCAAATGATTCATTTACTAACGGTTCTTTTTGGGTGGTAGCCTCAGCAGCAGTCTTACTCTCATTAATTTGTTCTAATTCAACCTGAGATGGTCTTAAATCTCTAGTTGACCAGAAATTATTAATTGCATAAGGAGTACTTAATGTATAGAACTTAGATTCTGCAATGATTTGAGCTTTACGAGATTCTGATAGAGCTTCCCATTTTGCAGTATACTTTTCAGGCATATCGCTGATAAAGTTTAATTCTCTCTTCTTTTCAATAAAGCATGATTCCCAAATGTTTTCAGCCTGTACGGTTGACATAATTGGTTTTACATTCATTGATTCAACAATCATTTGTTGTTTTTCTTCAGATAGAGAAGAGAATTCATTTTTCTTAGACTCAGAAAGGAAGTTCATAAAGTGCATTTCTGATACAACTTTTGTTTTTGCTTCAGCTTTTGCAATTAATTTATTTAATGCTTCTTCAATTGAATCTTTATATTCTTTCTTATTAGATTTAGTTTCTTCAGAGTAAGATTCACATGTTCCTTCGTGAACCTTTCCACATTTTTCGCAAACACCTTCTTCTTCAGAAACAGATGATTCATTAATAGCAGTTCCAGAAACACCGTTTACATTTTCAGCGATGTATTCAGAATATTTAATGCTCCTTGATAAACCTTCTGCTAAATAATTAGAATATGCAATATTTTGATCAACCTTTTCAGCAACATATTCAGAATATTCAATTCCTTTTTCAAGGTTTTCTCCTAAATAGTTTGCATATTGGATTCCCTTATCGGCTTTTTCAGCAACATGTTCAGCATACTGAATAGAGTTATCTAATTCTTCAGCTAAATAACTAGTGTAACTCTTAATCTTATTTACATTTTCTGCTAAATAGTCAGAATAAGAAATACTCTTATCTAGGTTTTCAGAAAGATACTCAGCATAATCATTTAACTGATTTACCTTTTCTGCAATATGTTCGCTGTATTTAATAAGTTTCTCAACGATTTCAGAATTATCTGAATTGGCGGATTCTTTAACGTTATTCAATACACCTTGAACGTACTCAGTGTATTTTTGAAAATCCTCAACGGTTACAAAATTTTGATTTTCCATTGTTGGTTCTTTTTTATCTTCTGTATTTTTAATTTCTTCCATTTCGTAAATGAATAAAGTATTGTCGTCATCGAATCCATAAGATTCATTAACTCTTGCAAGTTCTGCATTTTCAAATCCAGGATCTGCTACAAGATCATAAGTAAAGAATTTCTTAATCTTTACCTTTCCGCTTTCATCAACGGTTCCAGCAGCACGGCTTGAAATATGAAGAGGAATACCATCTTTAATTAAAGCTTGGGCTTCCTTACCTTTAGTAGTATTAAGTAAACGAATTCTTCCAATAACTTGTTTATTTTCAGAATCGTATTTTAAAGATTCTACTACATGTGATACATTAGAGAGGCTAATATCAAAATCTTTTGGGTGATCCAATTCGCCTAAAAGCTTATTTGTCTTTACCTTTTCTTGAAGTTCATTAATATGAGGTAAAACTTCTTTTTCCTCATATATTCTATTGTTCTTATTACGAACTCCAAATTCTGTAAAAACGCCTTCTAATACGACTGCACCATCATCATCTGTCTTAAACGATAGATTAGATTGTGATCTCTCAAGAATTAATAGTTTTTTTCCTGACATCTTCTACTTGTTATTTGATTTATATATTATCAACTTATAAAGTTTTTATCCTAAACCCGCCAGTGGATCCTCTTCAATGCCACCTGCATCCTTTTCTGGTTTAAAAAGTTTTTTGTCGGCACCTAACAGAATCTTTTCGATATCCTCTTCAGTGTACCCTTGTGCCTTTAAGTCAGAACGTTCTTTAGCTCTTTCATTTGCTTTTAGATCATCCTGAGTAAATCCACCATATCTCTTAATTAGCCATCCTAGATCAAAATATGGTATTTCTGTCATATTTTCATCCATTGTACTTAATTGAGTTTTCATATTACCAATAAAGTCAACTCTTTTTGTTTGAAGTTCCATTTCTTTCATTTCTTCAAACACATTATCCTTAATATATCTTAATGCCAAACCAGCCTTAAAGGCCACATCGTTTTTAAGTTCTGGGTGGTTAAGACACATTTGAAGATATACAGGCTTAATAAGAATTTCCTGGAAGATTGATCTTAAACGATCAATAAATTTAGAAAACTTAATTTCATCTCTTAACATACCGCTTGCTTCCATATCATAAGTATTTCCACCTTCCTTATCAAATCGTGAAAATGGAATCTTTGATGCAAGCTTTAATTTATCAGCAAAGTATTTAAGTGCTTCAGTATCCCCTAGATCAGGACCATCTCCACCGATAGTACTAATTTCAGGTTGTTCACCATCTTTAGATGGTAACCAGTATTCTTTATTAAACGGCATCATTGGTTTACCGTTAGTTTGAATTTCACCGCTCTCGTAATTAAAGTCTACTACTTCACGGTATGAATTCATTAACTGTGCAAGAGATTGTTTTGCTCTCGTTTTAGATTTACCACCAACTGGGATAATAAATTGTGTTTTGAATGACGCATTTGAAACTGACCAAATAATTCTGGTAGTTTCCATAATTCTTAATAGGTTAAAGGAACGAATAAGTCTTTCTACGTATGATATCCTTTGTGGTGAATTAACCTGAGAATATGAAAGGTAAATGATTTGAGAATCCCAAAGTTTTCTTTCCTTTGGTCCACCGCCTTTATACTGAACCCACATCTTTTTACCAGTTTCAGTATCAAGACCAGGCATTAATGATATTGGATCAAGTTCTTTAAATCCAATGATCTCAGTTTGCTTATCATTATAAACAATCTCAAATGCAAGATATCCATCAACCAACCATTTACGGAAATAATTCCAAGGTTGTACTGCATCGTTAAAGCCAAAGTAACTATAGATATTATTATAGATATCTCCGATCTCTTCTTCTATAGAATTACTAATTTCTCCATTAAACTCTGCATATGCAAAGTAATTACTTTTATCAAAAACTATTGCTTCATCTGTAATAACATCTAGGATATCTTCAATTTCATCCTGAACGGCAAATGTTCTAAGTTGTTCTCTTTTCTTTTCATAGTCTTTATCAAAGAATGAAATATTCTTTTTAAGACTTGTATCAGTTAAGGATAACGCGGCAAATGCAGCATACATATCGTCTGCATCAGATCCCATAGGATTCATTGTATATCCCATAGCATTTTCGGTAAATCCTACTGCTCTGGAATTACGAATGATCATATCATCGTATGCCATACCTAGATTGGAAAGATCCTTAAGAATCTTTCTTACCGGGTTGGAATCCGTCAGAGGACCTCGCCTGTTTGTAAATCCTGCCATATTCTGTAGTTATTATGTTTTATATATTCTTGTAATATAATGCTTGCGCCTGATTAATATCTCCACCGAAGAAATTGTTATCATCATTAACCGCACCCATATACCAATCTTCATATCCTATGATTTTAGGATCCTTCATTCGATCTAACCTGTACTGTCTAATTGCATATGTTAAGTTATATTTTCTACCTAATGATTTTTTAACAGCCTCGTAAGTAAAATTTTTATTGTATGATTGTTTTGCTATTTCTCCAGCAAAATTAAATTGAGATTTAAAGAAAGATCCAAATGATTTTATGATATCCTCAATAAAAGGTATTCTTGCATCATACGGTAGGTAATGTAAATTAATACCAAGTTGATTAGTTCTTGACCCAGGTACCGCACCTAAACCAATTACAATAGGAAACGTATCATAAAAGTCTTCATCTTCAGTAAAGTATCTAAAAGTATACATTCTTCCTTGATCCAATACTCCTGTGCCTTTTATTCCTGCTGCTAATAAATCATTAGAGGATGCTTTAGAAGCACGAGCCTGCCCTTTATTCTCTGCAATGTATAAATCTAAATCATCTGTAAAATTCCCTATAATCATCTTAGAAAAGGTTTGAATCTTCAGTTAATAACATAACCTTAAAATTTCTTTGGGCCGCAGCCTTATTAAGAGCATCAGCTTTACATAGATTCTTTACATACATTTCATAAACATATTTAAAGTTTTCAATTGCTTTTTTGGTCTTAACTTTAGGAGGGTTTGGTTTTCTTAACTGTTCTTTTGGTTTTATTTCAACTACATACTCCTCAATGATTCCATCCTTATCCATCTTAACATAAAAGTCTGGATAATAGTTATGAAACTTTTTGTCTAAAACATTAAAGTATTTAATTGCAAACGGTTCAGATACCCAACTAATTACATTTTCATTATGATCACACCAATGACAAAATTTTCTTTCCCACGAACTTCTATATATGATAGGTGCAGGACCTATATACTTTTCAGGGTGATGCGGTTTATAATAACCTTGTTTAAATCCTGACTTTACTGTTGGTTTGACATTTTTTATACTCATAGGTATTATACTAGATTGTATAAATCCCTTCGCTATCTGCACTACCGTCAATTGATACGGTACCTGCATACTTCTTAGGATGTAATTTGTTCCAGCCTTTTGCAAAACCTCGTTTTGCAATTTCAGTAAAATATGCAAATGCATTTTCACTTTTTTCTGGATCAAAGTTTCTCCAATAACGATAAAGATCCATATAGGCAAAAGCAATACAGTCTTCTCTATCGGCAGGATCTCTATAGGTAAGTTTAGTAGAACATTTATCTGCTAATAACATTAAGAACTCTAGAGCCTTTGGTGTTAATTCATCAAGTTCTTTTGATTTACGTATTTCATCTAAAAGATCTCTATTATTTAAGTAATTCCTTTTTCTCGGCATAACCTGAACTATTTTTTTATTATATGCAAAAAAAGCCGACAGTTTACCTGTCAGCTTTTTATATGAGTTTTAAGAATTAGAGCTTAACTTTAAGATCTTTTTTCTTAGCGATATGTTCTTTATCGTTTTTAGGATCTACGAATGTTAATAAATCATTATCTCCTAAAGAAGCATATTCTTCAGCATTAACATAAACCTGAGTATCTACTTTAAATCCTGATACTGGGTTTTCAATTGTTGCCTCTACAAAACCATTATCTAGGTATTGGTTTTTAGTTTTTTTTTCAACTATTGAATAAGTTTCCTGAAGTTCCTTTTCAAATTTAGTAATTTCAGTATTGATAAGTTTTAAGGCTTCTTGTAATTCTTCAGAGTTACCTAATTTATTAATTGCTTCGGTAATACTACCTTTCTTTTCTTCCAAGAAAGAGATCCTATCATTAATTTCATTTCTCTTCTTATCAGTAATAGCTTTTTGATTTCCTTCAGCAACTAATCTTTCAGATAAGATAGAAGATGCATCATAGTTAATAAATTCTTTAATCATTTTGACAACCTCAGTTGCTGATGAATAAAATTTCATTTCATTGATTTGCATTCCTAAGTTAACCTTATTAACCCAAACGCCTTCCTCAACAGCAATAACGGTTAAGAAAAGATTTAAGAATTCAGTAGATGTAATTCCAGTGAAATTATCCATTTCGTGTAAAAGATCTACATTCTCAAAGAATTTACATACATTATCAGTTTTCCACTGATCTCTATATCCAAAGAATCTAGTTGCAATTAAAGATTCTTTTAATTCTACAATACTTGCATTAGTAAGATCAACACCACCTAAGCTTAATGTACCTTCTTCAATGTTATATTCTAAAGTTTTTCCATTTTCAGAAAAAGTAACTAATGAACTACCATCAAGTTTAAACATTTTTAATCCTTCTAAAACATCGAAGAAACGTGAATCCTTTACTTCAGTTTCAGAAATCTTGCCTTCATTAAAGATATAATTCTTTCCATGTAAGTGGAATGTTAATCCTTCTTCAGATTCTAATACAGGAGAAAGGATCTTTCCAATCTTACCTCCATTATTAGAATATGCCTTTTTATCAGAAGAAGCCATTTCGTTTAGAATGTTCTTACATTCAGCAGACCAAGGATTCTTTACGGCAATTGAAGTAAACTTAGATTTAATATCTTCAGATGATTCTTTTAAAAGAGATTCTAACTGATTAGTTAAACCTTCATAAAGTTTACCTTTTTGTGCAGATGTTCTTTCAATAGCCTCAGCAATTCTAAATGACCATTTAGAAGAATCATATGAAGCCATAATGTAACTTCTTAATTCTCTAACTGGGTTTAACCATTCAGAAGAAGAAAGATCTCTATGAAGAGTTTTTGCAATCTTATATTTAAGAGCTGGGTTAACATTATTTTCAATGTCTTCGCTAATTATTGAAATACCTCCGCTCGAGAATCTCATTGGAAAATATCCTAAAGAAGATTCTAAAATACCAAGAGCATTTTTAGCAGAATAAGAAACTCTTGATTTGTCTTCTCCCATTTCATTTAATGCATTAATGGCTTTCATTACATTTTCGTATAAGCCTACAAGTGTAAATTTCATATTGTTATGATTTTTTTGATTGTTTTCAGTTGTATACATCTGAGTAGCGGCTTTAAATGCATTAATACCAGATAATGCCAATTGTTGCGGTGTTCCCATACCTACCAAGATTGCTAAAACTTGACTATCTGATTTACCGCTTTTATAAAAAGCTGCAATAAGATCAAGTAATTGCTTTGGTGGGTTATTAAGATATGGCGCATCAGTATTTATACCATATTGCGGTTCAATACTACCATCCGAATAGACTTGAGTTTGTCCTTCATTAACTGCTTTACTCATATTTGATGATTTTTTATTTGTTTTATATATTCTAAGATCCTAAAGTTATTATCCTTCATCGTCCTGTGCATTTCTATATTCTTTACTTGCCTCAGTCTCCGTATCGGTGTATTTTTTCGTATCTGGATTAAACCCAGCCGAGGTAGTTTCAGACTCTATGTAAGGTCCTCCTCTATTAATATCATTAGGATTAACATATTGTTGATTTGATATGATACTTTCTGGAGCAACCTTTGCAAGATTATCAACGGTATACTCAAACTTCTGGAATACTCCACCAAAGTAGATTCCTACATTACCATCAGCTCCACATCTAAATAGACCTACACCTTCTGCATTAGGATTAGATTCCATAGCAGCTCTAGTTAATTCAGCAATTTCATTAAGAAGAATACCATTTTCAAAAACAGGAACGAATGATTTAACCTCAAGGTCAAATGTTACATTAAATTCTTTCTTGTCATTTAATGCAAATTCAAAAAGTCTATCCTGACTAAAATCTTCAGGTACAGCCATACTTGCCTGGATTCTCATTATGCCTAAATCAACATTAAATAATGTAGTCTTATAAAGCTTACTTAAGATTGATTCAGTTGCCTTTAACATCTCAAGGTTATTTGAACATATAACAGTTATGCTAAATGTCATAGTTAAAGGAAGAAAGTTAGTCTCTAATGAAAATGTTTTTAACAGACCATTCCACTCTCTTACAAATTCGCCTCTTACAAATTTATTTGTTTGACTGCCAGAATCTATTGATATTGAACTAAGCTGTAAAACGCCACGAGGTACAACTTCATAATCGCCATAAGCTTTACCATCAGCAGCTGCATCATATATGAAATTATCCATTAAGAATCTTTCATTACCTGTAACTGAGTAATAGAATGGGATATTTATTTTTTGTAGAGTATCCTCATCTATTTGGTTATAATAGTAAACCTTATTTCTTAATTCTGCAAGAGTAGCAACCATTACATATCTTAAAATGGTATTATCCTTGTTGAACTCCTGATTATATGCTGACATTAGAAACGATTATTTTCAGTATATTTATTTAATGCTTTCAATTGTAAACTCAGAAAAGCCAGCATCTTTAGTGATTTCAAGTTTCTTGTCAAAATATTCGCTAGGTAGAACGGTGTGGTTAATTACAAAGGTATTAAGACCTATCTCTTGGATAGTTTCATGAAGTATATTTATAATATGATAAACACCATCAGAATCAATTGAAGAAAAGATTTCATCCAGGAATAGAATATTAAGACTAGAGAATCTAACTTTAATCATTTTAATTAAAGCCATGATAATTACAAAGTCCACCTTTTTCTTTTCACCTGTACTTAAAGTCTTAGGACTTATCTCTTGACCTAAATGATGAATGGTACAATTAAACTTATCATCAAACCTAATGCCAAAAGGTATTCCCATTTCTTTGGCCATTACAAGAATATTATTATTGAAAGATGGAAGAATTGATCTAACAGCAAGATTCTTAATGCCATCATCTCCCATAAGATTTTCAAGTATACTTAAGTAATAGTCTTCACCTTCGCTCTTAAGTTTTACATTTCCCTTTTCTTCTTTCTTTTCTTTAAATTCCTTTATCAATTCCTTAAGATGACCAGATGATTCATCATCCTTTTCTGCTAATTCTATAAGTTCATTCTTAAGAGTACTCATTGTTGTTTCAAGTTGACCAACTTTTACATGAATTTGTTTACCCTGTTCCCTTAGCGCAGTTAGAGCATCATCTATTTGAGTAACCTCAGACTGGATCTTTTCATACTTTGCATTTAAGGTTTCTAAAAGATCTTCTTTTTCCTTTTTAATATGTTGATGAAATTCAGAATCCAATGGAGAGTTACATGTTGGGCATGTATTATTTTGATAAAGTTCTAATCCTTTTTTAACGGCATTAATCTCTGACTTAATTTCAGATTCTTTCGATGATTTAACTTTATACTTTTTATCATTATCATCAATCTTAATCCTAGTCTTATCGTTTGCCTCCTTTAACTTTTTTCTAGTTTCATTAAGATCAACTAACTTTTTCTTGAGTTCGGCAACTTTAGATGCATCCTTTTCTTTTGATGCTTCTTCATACTGCTCTATCTTTAATAAGACAGATTGTATTGATTCTTCCAATGTTCGGATCTCATCATCAAATGTTCGGATCTCATCAATAATAATCTTTCTCTTATTCTTTACCAATTCTCGCATCTGATTGATTACAGAGAAACCAAAGATCCTATCAATGATCTGTTTCTTATCAAACGGAGACATGGTAATAAATGACTTAAAATCATTAACCGATAAGATAATAACATTCTTAAATACATGGTAAGGTATTTCATAAATCTCTGTCTCCAAAAATTCTTGTAGATTTGATTTACCAGCAACATCATAATCTGTACCGTTTATTGATACATTAAAGATACCTGGTAAAACTCCTCTTTCAATTTCAATTTGATTACCTTTACTTTCCAACCAAATTTTACCCCAAAGATTATTATTTACACGGTTAGGAAGATCACGTAGGTTAGCTCCTTCAACCCTACCATAACATAGAAATGTTATAACTTTAGCTAATGTACTTTTACCGGCTCCATTTCCGCCAAGAACCAGATAGAGATCGCTCTGCTCTTTATCAAACTCAATTACTTGAGTTCTATTTCCATAACTTGCAAAATTTCTAAATTCTACCTTAAGAATCCTCATAAGAAGGTGTTAGTGTTTGTTTATATAAGTCAGATACTGATTTAATAAGTCTTTCTTTTAAGTCATCGTCATAATTAAGACCATTTATAAAATCAGCAGCAATTGTCATTAAATTAAATTCACCAGTAAAATCAGAAGACTGTACATCGTCATCTAATTCAATTGGGTTTTCTTCGTCATATATTTTAGGTTCAAGTTTCTTGGCATATCCATCAAGAAAATCCATAAACTTATTAATGTTATACTTTCCTAAAACGTTAGATGGAATATTAATATCAACAAAATTATCTTTAATTTCATTAAGTATATCCTCCATACGCCTCTCTAGAATATCATTTATATAATACCGAATAAAGATAGGTGATCTCTCATTCTGGATAAATTCATGATTACCAGTCTTAAGATCTAGCAGATAAATTCCTTTGGTATTTCCACGGTCAGATCTTGTCATTTGATATGGATTACCAACAAGAATAAAGTTTTCCTTTTCTTGTCTGTAATGAATATGACCAGAATAAACTCTCTTAAATCTTTTAAATGTACTTAAATCATTTCCGCCTTCATGGAGATGTTTAGTACTAGGACTGGTTTGTACTCCTTGTGTTTCAGTATGGCAAAACATATAGTCAACCTTTTTCTTTATAGATGCTAAGGTTTCCTTTTCATGTTCTGCATTTCTTCTCCAAGGCATAAGTAAACATGAAACTCCATCATATTCAAGTATCTTAGGTTCTTTGTGAACAGTAACATTTGGAATATATTTAAGGCAGTCAACCGATGCAATATCATTTGAGTTCTTTCTCATAATATCATGGTTACCTACAATGATATGAACCTCTGGAAATATCTTTGATAGTTCTTCAAAAACTCGTATGCCTAAATCCTGTGCAGCAAGATTTAAACTTTGGCGGTTATCAAAAACATCGCCTAAATGAAATAGTACATCTCCTTTCTTATACTCCTTTTTAACAAGAGGTATGAAAAAGTTAAAAAAGTAATCTTCAATGATACTAAGCCAAAGAACAGAATTTGATCTACATCCAAGGTGGGTATCACTAATCATCCAAATTCTACTCATATTAAAAAAGTTTTCTTATCTTTCGTTTTTCTAAAATATTGTACTTATCGTCTAGTTCTTTAATTAGCTCATCCTTAAATTTATTTGATAATGAGTTATAAAACTTATTAGGAAAAACATCAAAATAATCTGATATGACACTGAATAGATCAATCCTTGTATAGGCAGATCCTAAATGTTCAATAACATAAAAGTATATCTTATTAATTTGAACTTTATTTAATTTCTTAATCACGCCATCTTTTGTGACCATATTAAGATGTTCAAATTCGCTTCCACGAATAAGAGAATCAATTTTTGTAAAGAGCATCTTATAGTGCATCTTATCATCATGATCCATATCATCGCCGTATGTATTGGAAACATTAAACGATATTCGGTTTTCAGACGGATCTTGTTCGCCGTATGAATTGTTGAAGATTTTATCGTGTTGCATAATTATTTTAATGTGTTATGTCATCAGTTTCAGTAAGTCTCATATTATCATAGTTTATATTAAATCTACAGCGACTGCCTTTTCCTTGGCCATCTCTAATCTTAAGAACCTTTAACCAATACTCACGATTTGCATGCATTAAACTGTCTTGGATCAATGCATACATTACATCGGCAGTATGAGCAAGACCTGCGGATTCAGCAATGTTTTCCATTTTGATTTCAGTAGAATCCCAGGCACCACGGTTAAGCTGTGTAGCAGATATTACTAACATATCTTTCTTTACCGCCAATGCTCTAAGATCTTCAGCAATTTGCTTAATCTTCATATAGGTATTTTCGGTATTAGGATTACGATAATTTGATAAGATGTTAATATAATCCACTACGAGTACATTAACTTTATGATCTTGTGATTCTTCTAATTCTTTAAGATATGCTTCAATATCAAGAACTGAACCTTGTGATGTTGGAAATTCCTTAATGAAAAGTTTACCCGGCGGTAATAAGCCTCTTGATATCTTTTCTAATCTGCGTTTCATAAAGTCACGGTTAACAGATTTTTGATCATACTCCATCATTGGAATATCTAATAGGTTAGAACCAATTCTTTTAAGAACCTTTTGTGCAGACATCTCAGCAGTAATGAATACCACATTATGGCCCATTCTTACAAAATTGGCAGCATCATTTGATAACCAAATTGATTTACCTACGTTTTGTTCACCTGCATATATTACCAATGATTTAGGATCATATCCACCGCCTGATACATTATCAATAAATGTCCATCCAGTTTCAAGTTTTTTATTCTTTCTCTGTATGTGGTGTTCAGGATTAAAGAAGTCTAATCCTACATCAGAATCAAAGTTAAGAGATCCTTCAGAAGATATCATACCGATTGCTCTGGTTACAATATCTTCAACATTATCAGGTGATACATCTTGTGTTTTTACATACTCAATTGTTTTAACCAATTGCTTATCAAAATGTTTCCACTTAATCCAAGATTCGCTGGTTCTTTTTAACCAATCTTGATCATATTCATTAATGTTTATTGAATAAACAGCAGAAACAATATCATCAGAGATTTCATTAGGATCATCTTTAACCAATGCCTTCATTTGATCCTTTGAAGGTACTTCACCAAATTTAGTATGAAAGTCTTTTGCTAATTTTGCAATATGATCTACATCACTATTAGAAAAGAAACCTGGTCTTACCGATTTAAGGTAATGAGGTTTCTTTATAAAATAGTTAAAGAATATTTTTTCGTGATCTACTCCTGAATACATGTTTATTTTTTTATGAAGAATGTTGATTTAGTTTATTCATACGGATTTATCAATACCTCGTATGTGGTATAAGCAGAGGTAGAATTAACTTCTCCTATGATTTTATCAGCAACTAATCGGTTAAGTACTTTAGCAGTATGTTCTTCTGTTAAGTTATATTTCTTTTGTAAAGAAACATTAGTAAACTTAATCTCTTTTGCAACTTTACCACAATAATCTCTTATTAATTCAAAGATTACATCCTCAGCATCAGGATAACCTGGTAAAGTTGTGTGGTTGCCTAATACATACTTAACCTTAAGTTTAGCAGTATTAAGCGACTTCTTCAACATTATCAGAAAGTATTTCGGTTAAGTTTCCAAGATCTACATCGTCAGTTCCATAACAGAACTTAGCATTAACAATAGGTTCTAAACGATCAAGTACTTCTTGAGTAATTACTCGAGGTGTAAATAATTCATTAAGATCAACCAAATCATTTAGGTGAGCGACTGCCAATTTACGAGCAGTTGCAGCAGGTTGGAAGTAAACAGTAATTTCTTTACCTTCTTTATGATAAACATGTTGACGACATTCAGCTTTACCTGCATCATTTAGTTTTTCATATTGACCTTCAGTAATAAATCTTCCCTTTTCAATTCCGCAGTTATCCCAGCTAATATATTCTTCTAATCCAATATAAGGATTCATACCTTTATTAAATGAAATGTGGAATTTAATTGGAGATGGTTTTGCAAAACGATTCTTATTAGGTTTTGCAGTTACTACGATACCAGTTTGTTCTGTTCCTTCTTTTAATTTAGCTTTACTTAAGAATAAAATAATTGAGGCTGCATACTCAGGACCAGTTCCACCACCTGAAACCGTTTGTGAAAATAAGTCTTGTGTTTGGTATGTGTGGTTGGTAAAGATAAAAGGAATCTTACAGATACCTAATTTAGTCATAAGAATACGGAATGCAGATTTCAATAGTTTAGCACGAGTCATATCTGCTTTGTCAGATCCACTTTTCGCATCATCAATTTCTTTTTGTGTAGCAAGGTTACCAGCAGAATCTAATGCAATTAAGATCTTAGGTAATTCTGCTCCCTTATTCTTTTGTTCAATTAATAAGTCAGTTAAAGCAGTTACAGAACTTCTAAACTCTTGAACAGTATTACATGGTTCATAACGGAATTTTTTAGGATCAATTCCAAACTTTTCAACTAGGTCACGATCTACGGCATTTTCAGAATCATAAAATACGATACTGTAACCCATAAGTTGAGCCTGTTTAATTGCATTAAGAAGAAGGAATGTTTTACCTGTTCCTGAAGGGCCTGCCAATGCAACTGCTCTGTTATTTGGATATCCGCCAATAAACGAGCCAGTTAAACATGCATTTAGATTAAAATTGCCAGTAGGGATAAAGTGATCAATCTCTGATACGGTTGATTTGTCCAAGGTATCTCCGTATTGGGAGTGTTTTGACATTTCCTTGTTTAAATCGTCAAATGAAAATTCTTTACTCATATTCTTTTATTTTTATATGCAAACTATTTACTATTGTTTAAGGTTATCTTATTTTCAAATATAGGCTTCCAGTATTTTGAAACCACATTAGACCATGATAATTCTTTGGTAAGTTCACGGTATACTTCCTCTATATAGTTATTGAGCATCTTAGGATTTTCATTAAGTGTCTTAATGATTTGAATTGCTTCTTCGGTTGTATT